TCACCGATGATGGAAGTACCTTAAATAAAAGAATGCTCATCAATGCAAGTGGCAATGTTGCTATTGGTGCAAACGCACCAATAGAAGTCAGCTCAACTGCAAATTGGCTTACACTTGACTCAGATTCAGGCTCAAGCGTGAGTGGTGGAATTGTATTTGCAATAGATGGAACATCAAAAGCAGTTCAGTATATATTTGGAAGCAACGTGCTATATGATGCAAAATCAGGCATTGGTCATCAATTCACAGTAAACAATGGCACAGAAGTCATGAGAATGGATACTTCTGCAAATTTACTTGTTGGTAAAACATCAAGTGGCATAGCTACAGAAGGCGTAGAATTTAACACGGCAAGTCACTTCACTAACTTCACAAGGAACAGAGATTCAGTCGGTGGAACCATAATGCAAGTTAATAGAACTGGTGCTGAAGCAGATGGCTCTCTCATGTCATTCATGAGAGAAGGAAGTGAGAAGGGAAGCATAACTGTAACAGGCTCAGCAACAGCATACAACACATCATCTGATTATAGATTAAAAGAAAACATTACATCGTTGTCATCTGCACTTGAAACAATTTCAAAAATAAAACCAAGTACATTTAATTTTATAGATACCCCAAATGAAACGGTTGATGGCTTTATTGCTCACGAACTTGCAGAAGTTGTATCTTATGCAGTTAGTGGAGAAAAAGATGGGATTGATGAAGATGGCAATCCAATATATCAAGGTGTGGATCATAGCAAATTAGTGCCATTATTGGTAGGAGCGATTCAAGAACTTAAATCAGAAATAGAACAACTAAAAAACAAGTAAATGAATTGGAAAATAAACACACTAGAATACACTAACGACTCTGACAAAGGTGTCATTATAGCCCATTGGGATTGTTCAAAAGTTGATGGTGAGTATGTAGGCAGATGCTATGGGGCAGAATCTTTTGCACCAGACCCATCATCTAAGGATTATATAGCTTATGCAGACCTAACTGAAGAAACAGTGCTTAGTTGGATATATGAAAAAATTGACAAAGATGCTGTAGAGGCAAGCGTTCAGGCACAGATTGATGGACAGCTTAGTCCAACAACACTCAAGGGTTTACCTTGGCAATAATAATAATTTAAGCGAGTAAAATTATGACTGCAGAGGAAAGGCTAGAAGAGTTGAAAAACTTTGAATCACAACTTGTGATGCAACTACACGAAACCCAGCACCTTATCAAGGGCTATCAAAACGCACTAAAAAATGATAATGAAACAAAGACTGACCAAGAGTCAGGAGACAATGCTGAGTAGACACTCAGTTCATCACAGTAAACCACACATGGACTTTATGCGTAGGAGAATGCTCATGGGCGACTCTTTCGCTGAAGCTCATAGAAAAGCACAACAAAAAATAGGTAAATAATTATGTATCACGGATCACATGGCAAAAAAGACAAAAAAGACAAAAAGAAGAAAGGTATGATGGGAGCCAAGAACGGCAGAATGGTTTCCATGAAACGAACTGGTCGCAGTAAGAAGGGCTAGTTTATTTCTACTTTTATTTTAATTAGATCAAAAAAGTGTTATTTGAGTAACTGGTTTATATGAGGCATCGTATCTTTTGTTTTGACCTTTTGGATAAGGATGTACTGTCATTTTAAAATCATTAATCATTTTTTTTATTTGTTTTTTACTACCATTAAAATAGATATATCTATGAGTAGGCTTGATTAATATTTTATTAACAACATTTCCCTTTTTGTCAATTCTACGCCTTACATCAAATTTACTACCATCTTCAAAAATATATTCATGCTTAGGTGTGCTTTCTCCAGTATATACCCAGTTAGTAGCTTGATAGATATATCCATTATGACCTTTATTCTGATCGGCATAAGATACTATACAAGAGGGTTTCGGTAATAATTTTAAAGACTTAGATACAAAAATAGACAAAGAGTTTTTTGGTAAATTTTCATTAACTACTAATCTATTAAGTTCAAGTGTCAAACATTCATAAGAATAAAATACACACTTACCATTATTGTAATTATAATTTGGTGGATAACCAAAAGTACAAATACCATTTAATTCTTCATTGAAGTATAAACCAAAAGAATAGGATATGCTAGGTATTCTTTTGGCATAATGTTTATGTAGCAACCAATCATACGTTTCTCTTGACTTTATTGATTTAACAACAATATTCAATTTTTATAGTATTTTTAATTTATTCCCATCTTTGGGAAGTTTTCATAATAGTGATCATCACCCTTTTTTTCTGCTGCATCCATATATCCATCTATGTAGCCCTTTTTAAATGAGTCAGAAATCTCTTTTTCTGATGCTTTTATATTTTTGGATAGACCAAAAGCAAAGCCGATAAAACTCATTGTGGTGGAAAATAGTAAAACGCTTATAAGTTCCATGATATTTAATTAATTTGTTGAACCATCTCTAAAAACTCTCCCATATTTATCTTCTTATGGGTTACCTTGGATAAAGCCATATGTTTATATGCCTTTACCGCTTCGTGAGCTATACGCTCATTCTCGTGCCAATTATAAGATCTTCTCTTTACTAGGTGCATAATTGTGGTGTGATCCTTGCGATTTATAACATTTGCTATAAATTTATAGGTTTTTCCTATCTCTCTAAAAGCTAAAGCGCAGGACTGCCTTGCATCAACAATATGAGACTTTCGGCTTTTACCCCTTAGCTGTTTGCGAGTCAGCTCAAAGTGGGTACATACATAATTTACTATACATTCTTCGATCATTTTGTTCTCATTTATTTATTACAAAAATTGCCCCCCACAAAAACATTTTATTGCACTGGGGGGCTGATGCTCGCTTATAAAATGTGCATAACTTAATCTAATTAATTATCGACAAAGAGTCAATAATACTTATTTTTTTTAGTAGTATTATCAATCTTTGATATTCTGATCGGCTTTACCACCCTTACTTTTACGTCAGGCACGTTTCTGTTGTCTACTACAACTGATTTTATTTTCTTTCTCCTCTGTATTGCCATTTTCCATCCTCATCTGCTTCAAATTCGTGGTATCTGTCACCTTTGTGGTCACAGTGTATAAATTGTTTGTCAGGGTAATAACAAATTCTTTTGTAATCTGACATTCTTAGTTCTTCGAGTAAAAGTTCCATGTTAGCACACGTATAATCTACAGCACCTAATCCGATAAAAGTATGCTCACTGGTTCCAGACCTTCCATGAGAAAGCTCCCAGTCTTTTGACCTGTACCCACTATTTTCCGACACTTGTATAGATTGTCCTATTTTGTGTCGTATGGGGTTAATTATAGGCTTGTGAAACTTTTCTATCTTGTCAACTACATGAATCGGGACATCGCTCATAACTCTATCAACAAGAAATTCTTTAATGCTAAAATAATCGTAGTACATACTATTTTGATTAGTTAAATAGTAAAATCTAGCTACTTACAATGATAATATCAATACCAATAAAAAACCCCACTAATCAGGTGGGGTTTGCAATAAATATAAACACTATAAATTTCCTAAAAAATGAAGTTTAGGTGTACAGCCTAAACCATTGGTAATATAGTAAAGATATATCTAATTAAAAAGTAAGTTGATTTGATTTGATTCTTCATTTTTATTTAAATCGTCTAGACCACAGAATCCATTACATTCCATTAGTGGCTCTGTAGGTCTCCCTTTTTTTTGAGATATATCTATTATTTCAGGATAATTAGGGTGTGGAACTAAGAACAGTTTATTTCCAGAACCTTCTCTTTGATCCTTCAGCATTGTAACAGGCTCGCCTTTCAAATCTGTAAGAAGATGCTCCCATACTGCCATTTTATAAAATTTACCAGGATCTTGTCTTTTTATTTGTTGCCAATATCCTATCCCACCTTGTACGCATCCAGTTTGAAAACAATTATTATTGTTATAACCCATTTTATATGTTGCAGGAACTTCTATACCTTCATTCTGAATATAATCAATACAATCTTCTTTGTACATACCCATTTGTAACAATGGGAATATAGGATTAGTACTTGGATGATTTAATTTCATAGATTCAGCTCTATTAAATTCTTTCTTCCCAAATTCAAAGCCAAAGACTTGATGATCGTATTGGTGTTCTTTCTGATATATTTCTCTAGTTCTTCTTTTTAGTTCAGAACTACAAACCGCACCATTTGCCAAATTTAAAGACAAGTATTTTAACCATACCTCACGAATATCATCGTAGTTAGGATTTTTTATAGATTTTATTGGCAAATCATACCACTTTTCGCAATCCATTAAAAATCTATATGTGTCAGGGTGTTCATTCATTGTGTCAATAAATACAATATCAACACAGTCTTTACCATACTGATCTATAACAATTTTGCAAGCGACTGCACTTGTCACCCCCCCACTCCACCATCCTAGTATTTTCATAATGTAATAATTATATAAAAAAAGGGGGACACTACTCCCCCTTTACATCATCTTTAACTAATGAGAAATAAACAAGTTAATGATATATTTCTGTATTATCAGAGGTATGCTCTGAAAAAGGATAGGGGCTGTCACACCCACTATCCATTCTTGAGAACTAATGAAAATGCTGCTTTTATATAAGTCTTTCGTATATCAACCTAGCAATTTCATCGCCCTGAGTTCAGAAGGGCAAAGCCTCCTCTGTTACTTTAGATGGGGTGCTTTCCTCTCTATCTGCTAGGGCTACTTCGCCATCTGTAAATACGACTCGACCATTTCCGAGCCAAACTTTTTCTTGTCCTGCCTCTCTTTGTTCTTTGGACATACTCATAGCAATACTTGCGTTATTGCCGAATCTAGTTTCATCGTTAATAAACACAGTAATGTTGGCGTATGTGCCTTTTTTACCTTTGATTAACGATTCTTTTGGGATTTTTGTTACGTCTATAGACGCATTAATTATTGTCGCCATTTTTCTTGTATTTGTATTGAATGTTACTGTATGAGAATATATGAGACCTTCTGAGAAAAATCAAATCTTTGACTTAACTACTTCTAAACCCATATCGCCATTGTGAACCATATGAAGATAGTTGTGAGACAGTTGACCCCTTCTCGTTTTTACTAGCTTTACGAAGACTGATTGATAGTCGTGAGTTTCACCATCTTTCAGTCCTTTGACAGCTAAATAGCCCTCGTGATCTCTAGTGACTAGACCTTGTATCATATTAGGTCTGAACACCGATGTCATGCAGTGGGCTACGTTCTTTATAGCCTGCGCCCATTGTGCGTCTTTGTACTTTGGTACAAGTTGCCAGCCACTACGATTCATTCCATTTATGGTGACTTGACTAGGTACAATTACTAGCACATTGAGCTGCTTGGCTATATCTTTCATAATTCTTGTGACGTGCTGAATCTCAAGAGTCCTGCTATCAAATTTTCCTTGAGCATACACTTCTTGGATATAGTCTATGACCACAAAGTCAAGACCATAATCCATCTTATTAAGCCTGCATAAACGCTTTATTTCGTCTATGTCATCTACTGAGTCTATGATCCTTACATTATCAGCATCATAACCAGCCATCAGTCCAAGCTGTTTGGCAGTGTTTACGTCATAATCTTCCATCTGAAACCAAAGACCTTGATAACCCTTTTGAGCAAGTTTACTCGCCACAAATGTAGCCCATTGAGTTTTACCATGACCAGAGTCAGCTAATATGATGTTGATGTCACCTCTATGCAAGCCCACGTCACAGTATAACACCTCATCAAGTTTGTATATATCGGTTAGTAGCTTCTCTTTTTTTGGCTCATTGGTTTCTCTTTCCATAATCTCAGTTGGGGTCAGGGCAATTTTCTGCGAGGTGTCATCTACAGTCTGATTGAGTTTGTCAATCTCCATAAGCAGATCATCCATTGTTGTGGTCGGACTGTGGGCTATATCATTTATGTTTTTTATAGCATAACGCAACCTGCCTTTATCGGTAGTGTCTTTGAGGGTTTTTAGGTATGCCCTTACCTCTTGCTCTGAAGCCACGTGCATCATCATTAGTTCATAGAACTCACCAACGTTCATGCCCTCGATTTTTGCAACGAGGGTATCTTCATTGAATACAACATTTTCTGAATGTTGCCTGCAAGCCTCTAAGTAAATTGGTCGAAGATGCTTGAAATAGCTAGCATCAAGAGTGTTAAATATTAAATCCCTATGCTCTCTATTATTTATCAACGATCCAATCAGCACCTCTTCTAGGTGCATCATATCGTTGCGAATCATAGCACTTCGTTTACTTTGGATTTACCATATGATGTTAGGGTATAAGTAGATGGATACTTGTTTTCTGATACAATCACACCAGCAGATATAAGACTGCATATGGTTGAAAACGTAGTCCAGAACTTGTCGTGTGATCCCATTTTCATTAATGGCTCTATATCTGTGTATTTTGCACCACCCTTATCATTAAGTAATTTTATTATTGCCTTTTCATTTTCGCTCATTATGTTTCTCATTAGGTTTATGTCTTAAATCTTTTTTGTTTACTACTCCATCTCTTTTGAACTCGTGTATTACCCAACCTTTTCGGTCATACCAAGTCATAGCAAGAACACGAATATACTGAGTAGCAAATTTTTTAGCAAAACGTTTATAGGATTTTTGTGTTGGTGGTTTGTTGGTCTTGACTTGTATGAGCCAGGCATTAGAGCCATCTAAGGCTACTAAATCAAACCCATCAAACGTATCCTCTAAAATATGTTCACAATCCTGCTTCCAACACTTGGTGCATAGCCCTGAGAAAAGGTCTTTAGACTTGCGGAATTTACCGCCCAACTCCACTTCATCCACAATCATATCTTTGTCCTTGAAGAACTCGATAGCTTTGATTATGGTTCTACGACCTTTTGCTTTGGCGCTCATACGCATGAGATACCCCCACCACCATCGAAATGATGACGAGGGTAATAACTATTGCAACTTTCATTTTACATTGAAAGTTTATTGTCTTTTGAAATCTTCGGCTTCGTCTTCAGACATTACGTTTTCTGAATACCAACCTGTGATTTGAAGAACTGCTCGTGCCTTTGCTCGCTTCTCAGCAGTTTCAACAGGATAATGTGGTAAAGTCTTGCCATTGCGAGTGGTCTTGATAGAGCAGTTGTAATGGTTAGCAGTACCAAATGATTCAACAGTAAATACCTCACCATTTTCATCTACTCTTTGTGCAGTAGCCTTGATACAACAGTTTTCTTGATTTTCTGTCAGTTCAGGAACCACCTCGTAGGTTACTTGGATTTTGTCGTGTGCCATTATCTTTTCAACACCTGCTCGTGTGATAATGACGAATCCTTGTGTGGGATGCTTGAAAAAGTCTTTACCAGTAAGATTATATCTATCGGCAAGTTCTCTAAGTATTTCTTTATCTTGTTTCATAAGTATGTAATTGTGTTTGCGTTTGCTAACCCAATAGTTTGTGGGCTAGGGTTCTCTTTCCATTTGCCTATACGCTCTTTTATTAGTTCTAGTTCTCGATAGGCTTTTTGCTGGGTGTCTTCATCAAGTGAGAAGACAGCACTATTATATGGAAACTCTTTTTCTATTGCAACATAAAAAAATTGATCCATAGAGATTTCTAGTATATCACAATAAAATGCAGCTTGTAGGTCGTATCTAAATCGCCAAAAATCTGTACGAAAAGCCTTTTCTGAAGCATCTCTACAAGACTTCCAATCTATAGCTGCTATTGGTATATTATTCAAAACTAACAAACGATCCGGTCTTACTCTATATAGCAACCCATGCTCATCTTCCTTTTCAGTAACAAATGAATATTCATCCCATATATGAGTATGAATATGATCGTCATATATCCCTTGAAGTGCTATGTTGTCGACAGAAGATTTGTACATATACTGTATCCTTTCAAAATCATCTTGACTTAAAACCATCTTATCGGGATCGAGGTCTTCTTCAAAATTTTTCTTGTAGGTCTTATATTCCCTGGTCATAGTAGGAACAGTAATGTCAGGTCTTCTTTCAAGGATTTCTGATATGATCTTAGTGTCATCGAATATGGTAAATCTTTCTTTAAATTTTTGTGCATCTTCAAAGTAGGTATGCATAGCATCACCAAATATGAGAGCTTGTGTAGGTTCGGTTTGCTCCAGGGCTTTTGCTATTGAATGCTTGGCTACACTTTTAACAAAGCTACTTGAAATATGTTTTTTCAAGGAGTGATAATGTTCGTTGGATAAATCACTATATATCTTCATATTCATTGGGAAAATTTTCTGCGGATAGTATTGGGTATTCGTATGCATTTAGTGCGTGGGTAATATCGTCAAGTATGTCCTCTTCGGAAAAATCTGTTAGCACGATAGGTCTACGATGAAATCCGATCAAGTTATCAAAGTCATCATATATAATTTCATTGATCGAATACATCGTTTTATTGTTGCCTATGTTCTCAGCTATTATTCTAAATTTTGGTAACTCTTGTTCTTGATACATATATTCACTAGATTTTTACCAATACAGAGAAACTAATTAAATTTTTACTAATGGACAAGCCTACATATTATGGGGTGCTACCAGCCGAGGTAAGATACCATCCAAAACTCAATAGTAGCCAGAAAGTATTATACACAGAAATAGATGCACTATCAACAAAAAAAGGATATTGCTTTGCAAGTAACGCATACTTTGCAGATTTGTACGGGGTACATAGAGCCACCATAAGTGCTTGGATCAAAGCATTAAAAGACGCTAAAGTAATCAAAGTTCATTATGATATTAGCAATGGAAACGTAGAAGTTCGTAAGATTACCCCCCTTCGTAAAAATACGATACCCCCTTCGCAAAAACACGATACCCCCCTTCGTAAAAAGACGAAGTATAATAATACTAAATATAATAATACTACTGATGAAATTATTTTGGGTAAAATTATTTGACATTTAATGTGGATAAGTATAGATTGTATTCAGAGAACATTAATTAAACATTGAGAACTATGGATAAACGAATAGTAGATAACTACGTAAGAAAGATGACTAAAGAGAACATTGATCACCTAGTCAATGTGCTACACATTGCTTTAAATGGTAACACCCAGCAGAGCAAATCATTAATATTAGAACTATTATTGGAGGAACCAAAATGAATGAATTAGATTATTGTTTGAAGTGGTTTGAATCAGAAGACCTCATGGCGTTTATGTACGATAAATCTATATATGTAGTTATGGGATATGATGATTATGAATTTCAAATATCACCTTCTGAAGTATCATATAGAGCAGACCTATACAAATCAACAATCGAGGAACCAAAATGAAACAAATAGAAATGATGGGTCTATACCAAAGAGTGGTTGAATACGAAACTGAAGATCATAGCCTTGAATGGATCGTTCAGTTATTTGCAGACTTGATTGCTACTGGTTTAGCTTGGCATCTACAAGGTAGATTTCAAAGAGAGGCTAAACGATACATAGACAATGGCATCATAAACCCACAAGGTGATGTCGATTGGGATTACTACGAAGAATACTATGCACTATAAATAAGGAGAACTAAAATGAATGAACAAGCAAAGCTTATACACGAAATAATAAAAGAATTAGCAGATAAATTTGATATGAATAAGGCATTATCTGAGCAAGAAGAGGTAGAGGAAATGTTTAAAGGTACAAACGATCAATTAGAATCACTAAGTATTAGAGGTGAAAACAATGATCAAATATGATCTGAACCTTATAGATGACATAGAGATAGACGGCATTGATATGAGGGACTACCCTGATTTTTGCGATGCATTTTTAATCGGTGCATCGTATAAGGGTAGAGAACTCAATGAAGATGAACTTGAATATATTCAAGATTCAAACCCTGAATGGTTTTATGATAAGGTATGGGACTATATATTCTAAAGATTTCTACACATACCTACCCCTAAGCAGAGGGAAGATTTCTACCGGGGGTCTTCCCTTTTTTTGATTTTTACCAGGGGTATAAGACTTTGAATTTTTAGGGGGGGTATAGAGATTTCTATGGGGGGTTGAGAGATTTTTAGGGGGGATTTTCGGGGGGGTTTAGAGGGCGATGTTGCCGGTGGATTTTCCCGGATCAATTTGGTGGATTTTCCCCGATCAATTTAGTGGATTTTCCCCGATCAAATTTCAATATTTTTTGTTTTGAATTTCATATTTGAAGCGTTATATGTTTGGTTGTTTAGTCATCACTTTTAGCAAGTGAGATTAATATATAACAGCCCGAAAGAAAAAAAAACGCTGTAAAACTCAACATAAAAATCATTTCATTTTGTGTTAGTACTGGATCGTACATTTTTTTAGTCCTCTTAAATTTATTAGTGTTTTAATTAACTGTTTTAAATATAAAACAAATTAAAACACAATGCAAGCAAAAAACAAAAAAAAATAAAAAAAATATCCGGATCGTTTAAAAGAGTATTAAAAAAGCCGATTAGATAAAAAAAAATAAAATAATTAAAAAAATGTTTTGTATTTAAAACAAATTGTTTTATATTATATACAGTTGATAAAGATCAACCTTAACACAAACAAAAAAAGAGAACTAAAAATGATCACAAAACAAGTTTTACAACTAAACGAACTAAACCAAGAACTAAACTTAAATATTAATTTCTTAAAAGATTGTATTAAAAATTTACCGAATAGTACAAAATTAAACAATACAGTGGAACCGGGTGAACATTTAATGCATCCGGAAGCCGATAAGATAGATCAAAAAATAGAATCTTATACACTAGATTTATGTATAAAACAAACTGAAGCAATTGCAGCACAGTTAAAAATGATCTTTGATATAAGTTGCACATATAAAAACCAAGCCGAACGATTAAACCGGGATTTAAAGCGTTTTAAATTTGATATAAAAATCCAAGAAAGCAAAAACATAGTTGATGGCATAAAAGAAACCTATACTTATTAAACCAAAACCATGGGAACCGGGCAACCGGTTCCCAATATTTAAAACATAGAACTATGAAAAAAGCATATTTAATACTAGAGAAATGTACGCTTATATTCGCGGCTCTTTATTTAAGTGCGCATCTATTAATTCACATTTTTAACAATTAAACCGGACTAATAAAATGAACTTAGTTAAATGCATACATTCTAATTGTGAACATTTATTTAATTATGATAATGTAAATACTTATAAAATAGAGCGAACTCTATATTCGCCCGGGTATGAAATTCCAATTTGTCCGGAATGTAAAAGAGATGCAACCGATTGCATAGAAGCTACACCGGATGAAAAAAAAGAGTATATAAAAGAACTAAATTACTACAACCTAAACCAAGAACCGAACCAATG